GAACCTAAATCAGTGCAAATTGGTGTTCGTTTTGAAGCACCACAATACCACTTCCAAAAATTAATTGATGTTTCATATGATTTTAAATTATATAGAAAATTCGATGATAAAGGAGTATCATTACGTTCATTCTGTACTAACAATAATGCTGCTTATGTTGCTGTAGAAGAAACATACGGAAACTATACCTACAATGGTCATGCTAAAAAGGATGAAAAGTATAGAAACAATATGACTAACTTCGGTATTATAATGGAGTTAAATGGTATTGAAAACCCATTTGAATGGAGTAGAAATGTTGTAAAACAATTACAATCAATAGATAATAAAGGCTTATATTATTCTCCATCTCGTCAAGTATCACTTACATCTGAAGGAGGACATGTAGAAGCACACCAAATATCAGATGCTGATATGATGGACGTTAGAAGAACATTTGAAGGATATTTTGATTATATTGAAGATTTTATCGAAGATATGAAAAAAGTATTCCCAACATTAGAAGACGATTGGGGTATTTATATACCTGAAGTAAAATATCTATCACCTGAGCCGCTTGTTGATTATACCAACCTAGCCCTGACCAAGTATCCTAACGTACATTTTGTTGGTGATGCGCTTTCCGCTAGAGGTATAACAGTAAGTGGCGCACATGGGGTTTATGTAGCTGAAGATATTTTGAAATCTAAATAATTTTTCGTACATTTAATAAATGGGAAGACCAAAAACAATCAAACCTATACCTTTAGAAAATCCAAATAAATACACTCGTATATATGACGATAATGAAAGTATAACCACATGGACATACGATTTAGATATTTCTACTTACGGTCCTATATCAGTAGAAATTAAAACAAAAAACGAACAAATAAATGGAAAGAAAATTAAAAACGCCAGACGGACAGACAATGTACTTATCGAAAACGAGAAAGTTAAGAGAGGGCGTAAACGACAAGAACGAACCTAATGCATATAAAGAAGAATGGGTGTTACATAATACAGATGGTCCTGCTCTAATTAAAGCTGATGGTAAAAAAGAATATTATTTCTGGGGAATATATCAAGGTAATACACCTGAAGTAATTAAAGAATTAAAACGCAATCACACTGGATTACCACCAGCAAAAAACCCATTGTTTAAAAATAGCTTTAAATAAGATGAAAATAGGATTATGTGGCACAGTTAGTGTAGGAAAAACAACATTAGTTAATGCTTTACAAGAATTACCACAATTTAAAGATTATACTTTTGCTACTGAACGTAGTAAATATTTAAGAGATTTAGGTATTCCATTAAATACTGATTCTACTTTAAAAGGTCAAACTGTATTTTTATCTGAACGTTGTGCTGAATTAATGTATGAAAATATGATTACAGATAGAACAGTTATAGATGTAATGGCGTTTACTCAATGCGCTGAGTCTATACACCCAACTGATAAAAAATCATTTGACGAATATGCTCGTAATTTTATTAATGAATACGATTATATTTTTTATGTATCTCCTGAAGGAGTAGAGATAGAAAATAATGGTGTACGAGAAACAAATTCTAAATATAGAGATAAAATTGATAATACCATTAGAGCAGTAGTTGGTGCTTACCCACACAGAATAAAAAATCTCTTCATGATATCAGGCACAACAGAAGAACGTATAAAACAAATATTAGAAGTGATTCCTACTTAATATTTATATTAAATTAACATTTATATATAAAATATGAAAGTAAGTGAATTAAAAGAAAATATTCGCGGTATTATACGTAAAAAAATGGGTGAAGCAGTAATTATTCAACAAACAGGTGCACCTTTTACAGATACTCAACTGAGCCAGAAAATAAAAACACTAAGAGCAAAAGAAGGAGACCCAACAATAGGGACAGAAAAAAACGCTGTTAAAGTTGTTAAAGAAGAAGATTTTATGGATGATGACGATAACACAATTATTGAAGATGTAGAAGACGTTGATTCATCAGGAGATGATATTGCTAAAATGTATGATAAAATATACGAAATAAATGCTAATGTAGCTCCTGGATCTAGATACCAAATTGAAGTTAAAAAAGATGGCAATTTCATTATATTGACACAAGACAACGGGCAAGAAATAGTAGTAAATCCTGAAGATGTTAGAGATTTAATTAAAGTTATTCTTAAAATAGATAGAAGTGAAATTGACTAAACAAGACATAGTATTAGTAATAATTGCTTTATTATGTTTGTATAATATCTTTAATACAAACAGTATTAAAACTGATGTAAACGGTTATAAAAACAAAATTGAAGCCCTTCAAACTAAAGTAGATTCCGCACAAGCCGTTAATGAAAAAATTGACGTGAAAATTGACTCGGTAAAAGATAACGTAGTAAATATTACTAAAGAAATTCACCATATAGACAATAATATATCTATTATAAAACAACAAACAAATGAAAAAGTTAATATTGTTGATACCTATACTGCTTCTGAGCTTGAGCAGTTTTTCACAGACAGATACAACGAAAGTAAAAATAAGTAATCCTATTGCTAAATTAGTAGTAAAAGATCTTATTATTGGAGATGGCTGTATTGAAGAATTAAAACTTACTCAAACTAAAGTTATTAAATTAGAAGCAAGAGAAACTCAAAAGGATACTATTATTTCTTTATTAGAGAGTAAAGATAAAAACAACCAATTCATTATCAACACTCAGAAAGATCAATTACAGTTATCAAAAGAACTTTCAGAACAATTACATAAAGAATTAAAAGGGCAGAGAACTAAAACATTTCTATGGAAAGTAGGAACGTATGCCGGAATAATCACTAGTTCATATCTATTATTAAAATAACAAATATATAATAAAACATATAAGGTCTGACCAACATCAGGCCTTTTGTATATTTATATATAAATGATTATATGAGTGAACAAAATCAAAATATAAAAGATGTAATTAAACAGGAATACGTTAAATGTATGACTGACCCTGCCCACTTCATGAAGAAGTATTGTATGATTCAACATCCTACAAGAGGTAGAATTCCCTTTAATTTATATCCCTTCCAAGATGGTGTATTACACCAATTCCAAAAAAACAATTATAGTATAGTTTTAAAATCTAGACAGCTAGGTATCTCAACTTTAGTAGCTGGTTTTTCTTTATGGATGATGTTATTCCAAAGAGACAAAAACATACTTTGTATCGCTACAAAACAAGAAACAGCTAAAAACATGGTAACTAAAGTACGTTTTATGTACGATAACTTACCTTCTTGGTTAAAAGGAACCGAAAAACCCTTGGAGAACAACAAGCTCTTACTTAAATTACCAAATGGTTCTCAAGTAAAAGCAACTTCAGCAGCAGGTGATGCTGGTCGATCAGAAGCCGTTTCTTTACTTATAATTGACGAGGCTGCGTTCATTGATAATATAAATGAAATATTTGCTTCTGCTCAACAAACATTAGCAACGGGTGGAGGATGTATAGCATTATCTACACCTAATGGTACTGGAAATTGGTTTCATCAAACCTGGTCTAAATCAGAATTAGGAGCCAATTCATTTGTTCCAATTAGATTAAAATGGAACGTACATCCTGAGAGAGATCAAAGCTGGAGAGATTTACAAAATCAAGACTTAGGACTTAGAATGGCTGCTCAAGAATGTGACTGTGATTTTAGTACATCTGGGGATACAGTATTTGAACCTGAATTAATTGATTGGATTGAAGCTAATTTAATGGAACCAATTGAAAAACGTAATGTCGATGGTAATTTATGGATCTGGGAACAACCAGATTATAATAGAAGTTATTTAGTAACAGCCGACGTTGCTAGAGGAGATGGAAAAGACCATTCTGCATGTCATGTATTTGATTTAGAAACAGCAACACAAGTAGCTGAATATAAAGGACAAATAGGAACTCGTGATTTTGGACATTTATTAGTAGGTTTAGCAGCAGAATATAACGATGCTTTATTAGCGATAGAAAATGCTAACGTAGGTTGGGATACAGTGCAAACAGCAATTGATAGAGGATATAAAAATTTATATTACTCACCTAAAACAGAAGCATATACATCAGATCAATGGGCTAGACGTAGTGAAAATCAAGACAGTTTAGTAGCTGGTTTTACAACATCTGTAAAAACACGTCCTTTAATGATTGAAAAATTTAGAGAATATACTAAAGAAAAAGCATGTTTTATTCGTTCTAAAAGAACACTAGAAGAAATGAAAGTATTCATTTGGAAAAATAGTAAAGCACAAGCACAAGAAGGATATAATGATGATTTAGTAATGTCTTTTAGTATGGGTCTATATTTAAGAGACACAGCTTTAAGATTCAGAAAATCAAATATTGAATATGATAGAGCAATGGTAAACGCAATATCAGTAGATAAAGGAATGATGAATCCCTATAACGCTAGAGGACATAATAATAATAATAACCCATGGAAAATTCAAACAGAACAAGGAGGTCACGAAGATATTACTTGGCTGTTAGGATAAATATTTATACATATGATAGACACATCTTTATTTGGTAGATTAAAACGATTATTTTCAAACGACGTAATTATTAGAAACGTTGGTGGAAATCAAGTTAAAGTAATCGACAGTGACCACATACAAAGCTCCGGAGTAGTACAAACAAATATGTACCCTGAACGATACCAACGTATCTATACTGGAGGACAAGGTACTTATATTGGTAATGCTCCTTATTCTAATTTTACAATATTAAGACCTCAATTATATAATGATTATGAGGCAATGGATGGTGATCCAATCATAGCATCCGTATTAGATATTGTTGCTGATGAATCTACACTTAAAAATGGCGCTGGAGAAGTATTAGCTATTAAATCACCTGATGAGAATATTCAAAGAATATTATATAATTTATTTTACGATGTACTTAATATCGAATTTAACCTTTGGGGTTGGGTTCGTTCAATGTGTAAGTATGGTGATTTTTATTTACACTTACATATTGCTGAAAAATATGGTGTTTATCAAGTAGTTCCACTTAACGTTTATAACGTAATTAGAGAAGAAGGATTAGATCCTAAAAATCCATCTTATGTTCAATTTAGAGTTGAACCAAATGCAGCTTATACTGGTGTATTAGGTGGTTTAGATAATAAAGACATGGTTTTTGAAAACTATGAGGTAGCCAATTTTAGACTATTAGGAGACTATAATTTCCTACCATACGGAAGATCATATATTGAACCAGCTCGTAAAATATTCAAGCAATTAGCGTTGATGGAAGATGCAATGTTAATTCACCGTA